ATCTAATTCTGGATACGCATATACATTAGCCTGTATAAACTCTATATCTTGTTGATTATTATAAACGCTATATGTTGGATTATTTATGGATTTAGCTAATCTAGCGCAAATTTCCTCTTCAGAGATATCGTTTGTACTTCTTCGTGGATCGTGAAAATAAAAATCATATCCACCAACATATGAATTAGATCCGACAGTATATACTATCTCAGTAGATATTGCCTGATTTGCATTTGTTATAATATTTGAGTTTACATGAAATCTCCAAACTAAATAGTTAGAATAACCAGCAGCACTCACATCAGGACCTATTGGTGCTCCTAAAAATTGAAGAGCACGTAGGTCTTGAATATAACCTTTTTCGCTAGGATATACCTCATATTTAGGATGAATTCCCATAGAAATCGAATCAATTCGATTTCGAGATATAACATTGTTAATTTTATATTGTGCAAAGAATATAGCTTCTCCGGTTATATCTACAATTTGAGTATTTATTGGTAAGAAGTATTGTATTAATTTCTTTTTTAGGGCAAATATTTTAGTAAGAACTTCTTCAGGAGTAAATGTATAAACTTCTTCAACTATAGGAAGACCGTCATCATCATATTCCCCAGATTCTACAGTTATATCATAAAACAATCCAAATTTACCAGTTTTTCGATATATTTTACTCGGTAATAAATTAGATATTTGTGGATCCGGTGCGGTAGAAAAAATATCGGTAATATCAGTTTGTCTGTACTTACCGAAATTAGGTGCAGTTGCATCTACGTTTTTCCAATATTCTTTAAGTCTAACGTTTTGATATCCATAAAATTTAAGAATATTGATTATCGCTTTATATGAACCTACATAAGGAAATATATTGTGATATTCAAGTAGAAGTTCTTTTCGTTTTCGATTAATCAATCGCCAATCTGTTCCTTCTTCTTTTACTTCAGAAGCATCAAATATAATAGAATCAGAAGGAAGTATATCGTTCCCTAAAGACATTAATAAAGATTTTAACCTTTCGTCTTCGGACTCTCCTTCACCGTATATTTCTATTTCAGCGAATATTAAATTATTTTCGTCTCTAATATACATGATAGAAGAGAATCCATCTTCTCTACTAGGTTGAAATGCAATATTAATTTGTAAAGCTTTAGAATTAATCACCGACAAAGATTTCATATCATTAGGCAAGATTGTCATTGATGGATCGTAGTCTAGCTTACCCAAATTTTTATTTTGAAAATGAACAAATTCAGTATCAGTTATATCGTATATAAAAATTTCTGGTACCGGTAACTTAGGATTGAATCCGGCAGTAATACCTTGATTTCTGAGAGTTGAACCATAATTACTATAAGGATATCCGTATTGAGGATATCCAGTGGCAGAATCTACTAACTCTTCTAAAATATATAGCTGTTGATTTTCTATCAGTCCCTCCGATATAGTGTGCATGTCAATTCGACCTGTCCATTTATCTAAGGTTGGATTATAATCGAAATTGCAATATTCTCCCTTTTTATTAAAAAATTTTAAGTGTTGGTACATTATAGGTTATATCTTCTATCGTTTTTATCGATGGTGTAATTAAAAAAGAATTGAATTTGTTTTACCGAATCAGTTAATTCTATTAATAACGGATCAGTCATTTCCAAGAATTTTGCAATTCTAGGATTGCCATATAGAGCCGGAGAAAGAAATCTAGAAAGTAGACCATTTTTTGCATAGTCATATCCATTACCTTCTCGATTCTCTGAGTCTTGAACTATTTTATTATATATCGAATCTTTATACATTACTTAAGCGCAGATTTATTTGAGTTCATCATTCGGATCGGTAATGATTCTCTGATAACTTCTTTGACCACTAGATTGACGGATGAATATTGATTATAAGATATACCATCTTCGTAATAATTTCCAAAGCGATCATACCAACCTCCTCTTATTATAGGTTGTTCGTTTAATCCAATCTTAACGTCACCGAAATCATCTAATCCTAAATTTGGATCGTCTCCAGAATTTAGCATTATTTGATTATCCGTAACAATGGTAATACCTCTAACTTTATCAATTGATGTAACCTTTTGTATATAATATCCATCTATTATAGCTCTTTCGTTAGCTTCAGATACAAAAGATAGATTAACCGAATCTACTCCTTTAATGTTTTCAATCAAAGCAATTATATCAGATTTTGGAATTTTATCTCTTCGTTTCACTTTAAGTAAGTAATCTGTTAATTTTGTGAGAATTTCTCCTTTTAATGTATTCTGATCTACCGTATCATATATCCTTAAATAAATATTTGTTACGTATTTAGTAATGATCGGATCTACTATTTGTAATTCCGTACCCATAATTTGTCTACCGCTCATATCAATAAATTCTATCAGAGCTTGTTTTTCATCGGAGTCTAAATAAAAATTTTGTAGATTTGTAGTAAAATAATCAGTGTTGTTTGTTAATCTTTTAGCAATATCAGGTATCAAAAATAAATAGACTACATTATCATCTGCAATATAATCGTCATCAAATGTATTGTATGCATCAACATATGCATAATTAAATCTTGATAGATAATTGATGTAGTTGTCAGCATTTGCTAATATAAAAGACCTACTCATCTTAGGTGCAATTAATTTTGTCAACTCAGGATTTTCTGAATCAGCACCTAAAATTATAGGTTTTTCAATAGATACATTTAATATCGTATTCAAATCAACCTCTTCTCCGGTATTGCTATATCCTGGATCGTCAAATTTGAATTGTATGTCTGAAGATTTAGAATATATATTGCCTTCAAATCCATCAGTTTTAACATATTGCACATTTATCACAGAACCTAAAGCTGGTATAGTTCCAAAATCTTCATTTCCAAAATATATGTCTATTCCGCCAGAAATTCCAGTTTTAACTAAGCATTTTTTATCTCCTTTATTCATATCATATAATGAATCTATGATATCATAAGCTTCACCATTAACCGTGATATAAATTAAATCATTTTCTATCGTACTTTTAGAAATAACAGTAAAAGATTGTAATGCTTTACCGGTACCTGTTAAGGTTTGATTTTCTAATTCTCCTTGTATAATTTTTAACGGAGTTATTTCCGTAGAATTTAATGGAATTCTTAAATTACCATTTACATTACCTAATTGAACGAAATATTTTTTATTGTTATTAATACAGGTAATCTTAGTTTTATCTAAAATTAGGATATAACTTGCATTTATAGGTGCATCAGCACCAGGAGCTATTTTAACGTTTATTGTTCCTTGAGAAGAAATAGATCTAGTAGGATTATGTCCAGTCAATCTAGCCCAACCATATATAGATCTTTGTTTCGTTGCTGTGTAAATATTTAACTCTACTAAAGAATCTTCTATATAGTAAAATATCAATTGTCCAAATTCTTGGATTACTGCAATAATTTGACCAAATGGCGAAGATTTCGATAACACTGAGCCTGCTTGATTGTATGTATCAATCAACCAATTTCTGATCTTTAATTGTATATCATTAAAGGATATTTTATTTGTTTCTAAAAATTTCATTGTTTGTTTTTCTTTATGGTTCGACTGCGTAACCAGCAACTTTTGTTCCGTCTATTAATATGTCTAAAATTATAGTGTCCCATACTTCTCCTTTTAAGAAGTTAACGTCGACATCTAAATTAATGCCTTTAAATGTTTCTTGATCGATATATTTTAAAAACTGAGTCATCGCATCTTGTTTAATATGCGAAGATCCTTTTGATGTCGACCAAATATATGCATCTAAAGATAATCCAAAATCAGGATCGCCTAAAACACTCCCTTTAGGAGTAGTCAAAATCATTTCTACTTCCTGCAAAAACATTTCCATTCGATTATTAGTTTCAATTTCATCGGCATCATAATAAGGATATGTGTCCATTTTGAAATATAGGTCTATAGCCATATTAGTAGTTTATTTATTAAGAACCTCCAGAAGTAAAGAAAAAATCCATTCCTTCTTCTTCTTTTACTTCAGTTTCGATTTTTTCGATTTCTTCTTTACCTTCGTCTCGAATCAAATCATAATTAATTTTAATTCCACCGGGTAAATTGAAGTCGAAAGTTCCAAGAATACGAGAAAGTTGAACTTTACATTTAGCAACTACATATCGGTAGAATATTTCGTCGTTCATCAAATGTTCTAAAGGTATTTTTGCGTAGCACATTGCAACACAATCTCTATTAGGAGTTTCTCCACCAATAAATAGTCTATGCGAGTTTCTATTGTAATTAAAACTAATAGTGTGATTAATTATGTGTGATGCAACATCCATCCAATACATATTTAATGTATAGTACATTAAGTTTTCAGTACCTTGTCCTAATGATACAGAATCAGAAAGAAACAATCTTTCAATACCAAAATCCGCAGTACCATCAAAAGACATAGATCTAGCAAAATCTTCTTTTAATTTTTTAAGTTGCCAAACCGAAAATACACAATCTGGCATAGTAACAGTTCTATCTGTTTTAAATTGAGTTTGTTTAAATAACTCAGTCGTAATAAAATAATATCTTTCTTCGACTGCATCTTCGTATTTTTTATAAAACCAATCAGCTGAATATTTTATGATTCTATTTATTTCCGGAATAGGAACCGTAAATGGTAATGCACAAGCAACAGAAAGTTCTTGTTGTACGTTTGCTATGAATTCATCGTTCGTCACAGTTGGTTAAATTTTTTTGTAGGTATAATGATTTGGTCTCCGGCAACAACATAACCAGATTTTAGTGGCTGATATTGTATAACTTTTGTATCTTTCGATACATCAGCAAATAAACCTATTTTTCCTTTTTTGAAAATACCTTTAGTCATTTTGCCATTTAGTACTCCATTCATTCCATCGAACTCGCAATCTATTAAATTAGTAGTTCGATTAGAGAAAGAATTCATTAAATTGCAATTCGTAACAATAGAATCTAGATATACGTTTGATTGTATAATTGTTGCATTAACAATTTTACAGTCGTAGAAATCCGATCTATGGAAGATACCATTTTCAATTTCACAACTGATAAATTCAAGACCTTCTATTTCTTTACATTTAATTTTTGCATCTCTAATCTGTATTACTGAAAGTGTTGAATCGTAGTTAATTTCGAATTCGTTATTAGAAAATTGGCAATTAGTAAATATTGTAAAAAGACGATCTCGGAGTATATTGTAATAAGATTCAAGTACTTTTTGATCTGAAACTAAATCTGCGGTAAATTTAACTTTAGGAAAGTTTTTCTTAAACAGAGCATAGTCTAAATAAGATTGTCTAATCTTTTCTTTTACGGAAATAGCCTTTTCAAAAGCCTTAAGATTTTCTTTTGTAAATGATTTATTTATTACGCAATCCCATGAAGTAACAATAAATTGATTGATAGTATCTAGAACAAGACCTACTTTAGATTGATAACCGGAACCTCCAATATATTGCATTCTCAAAAATCCTTGATTAAGGGTTTCGAAATTAATGCCACAATTTTGAGTAGATGGAATATCATAAACTCTTGGATCTACGGCTTCTGCCTCTCTCGGTATAAATTTTTGGGTTGGTTCGAATCTTATTATTGATTGCGAATTAAACGAATCCTTCCTAGAAGGAAACGCTTTATAGACTTTCTCTTCGTCAAACTCTAATATAAATTTAAGTTTGTCAATATTGTCTATTTTTGTAGCAGTTGAAAAAAGAGTTCCTTTAAAAGGTCCTTTCTCTTCGTCTAAAAATTTTAGATCTACGAAGAAATTGTCGTTTCTTCCAGTAGAACCATTTCGTTCAATCCATTTTAATAAATCGATAGTAATTAATCTAGCATCTCTACATAACATAAAGCTAGTAGAAAAATGATACACACCATCTTCTGATCTTTTTAATTGGAAATTATACGAAGAAGCTTCATTTGGAGAAATCTTCGTCTTAAGTAATTTAGACAATTCGGAAACTGCTGATTTAGGCTCTTTAGTAGATTCAAAATCAGCAGTTATGCGAATTAAAGATTTTTCAAATAAAGCTGTTAAATTGTAGGAGTTGAAATTCATCTATAGCTTTCTTTTATTATATATTCCAGAAGGCTACATAGCAAAATCAACTTTTTTAGATTCTTTATCGATTCTAGTTATTTTAACGTCAATTTCTTGACCTACTTCTAATTCAATATCTTCTCTTAAATAAGTTTTGTGAAGTAGACCAACTATTTTAGGTTCAATCTCTACGAAAGCACCATATCTAACGATCTTTTTAACTCTACCTGTAACTGTTGATGGAACTTTATATCTATCTTCGATATCGTCCCAAGCAGATGGTTGAACTTCAATAACTTTCTGTGAAAGTACAATTTTATCGTTATCAATAATTTCTTTGATGTAGAATTCAATTGCATCACCTGGTTTAATTTTTTGAGCATCGAAATTATCAACATTTTCAGGAAGAATATCGTTTCTACCAATAAGACCAGTTAAGCAACCGTTGAATTCCGCAAATATACCATGACGTGAACATCCAGTTACAAATCCTTTGTATAAAATACCCATTTGTAACTCTGATATCGTTTGTGGTACTAAAGCCTTTAGATATTCTCTATGAGATACAACAATATAATCTTTCTCTTTTGAGTAGTTTATAGCAGTAACATAAAGAGATTTACCAATAAGGGCATCAAAATCGATTAATTTGTTCATTCCACCAAGAGAACCTGGCATGAAACATTGAACTCCGGCGATATTTACAAAATAACCTCCATGGATTAATTCAGTCACAATTCCAAGATAAGCCATTGGTTTTCCTATTGCATCTAATAACTCATCACGTTTCTTCGAGATAATGTTCTTAGAATAAGAAGCTTGAATGTTATAAACTGAATTAGTGTGGGTTGTACCAACTCGATCAATAATTACTTCAATAGGAAATCCTACTTGAATGTATTTAAGGTATTCTGGATTTTCTTTTCTTAGCTCGATCATTGCATCTTCTCTCCAATTGATGTCAATAATTGCATGATCTGCATTAATAGAAACTACTGTTCCTTGTACTACTGAACCAGTTTTAGGTTCAACGAAATTAGTAAGAGAACCTTCATAAAGCTCGTATAATTCTTGAGCATAAGGTGCTGAACAATAAATTTTAGAAGAATCTCCTGTATGTTTTTTGATTCGTTTATTTATTGTAAGTTTTGTAGGATTTTCAGATTCAAAAGAATCCCAATCAAATTCGCCATTTGGCGTTTTTAGTTCTTGCATTTTTTAAATGTTAGAAGGTTAAAGATTATTGTAGTATTTTATTATATATCCAAGGCATCTTATGAAATTTTGGCCTTAGGTGAATCTTCAGTAGATTCTCCGGTGTATTCAGTCGAATTTATTTGACTTGCTATGTCTGAAGCAGTAAGAACTGCAGCTGCTGGAGTAGCAGTAGCAGTAGTATCTGTGGCTGGAGTCGGAGCAGATGGACCTTCAGCAGCAACAGAATTAGCGTTTACTCCTACTTTGATTCCTTGTGGAATCACGATATCTGCTGATTTTATATAAGCATCAATTGCATCGGCTACTTGATTAGCAAATACTGTAGCTGCTTGTTCTATTGCAACTGGTTGAGGCTTTTCTACGGGATTTTCGGAAGCCGCATTATTATCTAAAACTGCGATAAATGTTTTCCATCCATCAGCATAAGCTTTTTGAATTTGTTGATTGAACGTTGGTTTGTCTAATGCCATTATAAAGTTTTTACGGATTTTTGTGATAATTCTCCTGGAGTCATTTTTTGATTAGGAGGAGATGTAGGAGAACCTAAGTTACCTGTATGTGTATGCTTATTAAAGAGTGCCATAAATTTTTCACCTAAAACTAAACTTTGAGCAGCACCAGCACCTAATGATATAGATGATGCATGATTGATCGTAACAGAAGCTCCAGATTTAATGGTTATAGCTCCACCGGATTCGATATCGGTAGTGGCAGATGTCTTCACTAAAGTTTTACCGGAAGTAGTAACTGTAGTATCTCCGGTTATTGTAACATTCAATTTAGCATCGCCAATTATATTGATGTTATTTTTATGATAGATGTTCATTGTACCATCATCTAACATTTCTACGATACTTTTTCGCGAATCCGTATGTAAAATGATAGATTTATCCGGTCGTATATTAATTTGACTATTCTTATAATCTAACATCAATCCTTTTTGTTCAGTAAAGTAAACCTTTACAAATCCTTCGGTTATCGTGTCGTAAAGTAAAGAGTGAGCATTTGTATATGAGCCTTTGATTTCGTCTCGAAGTTGATCTGATATATTCTGTAAGAAAAAATACTCAGGATGTCCAGTATTTCCACAATCAAATTTAATAGAAACTAAAGAACCTACTTTAGGTACAGAATAAAAACCACCACCAGTATCTGATCCACCAGTATGATTATTTCCTGGATATGCCCACGGTATATCGGCAGTTGGAATTTCATCAAATTTCCCAAAAACTTTAACTTTAATTCGACCCATTTTCTGTGGATCTGCCACATCCATAACTTCTCCTAACCACGTAGTAGATAGTAAGTCATCAGCGTATGCATTTTGGTCATTTATCATATCTTATTATATGAGGTTTAAATTGTTTTGTTTTTATCCGTAAATATTACCTAAACTTGCTCTATCATCTGTATCATTTCGTAAAGATTTACTAGGTCCGGAATTTAATATAGCAGAAGCAGCATTGACTATTGCCGTTGGATCTCCGGTTAATGCTCCAGCGGCTAAACCTCCAGCAGTAGTAGCAGAAAATCCATATATGTTACCCATTAATAATTTACCAATTGATGAACTAATAAGTCTTTCTATTTTATCAGCGGCTAAAGAAGCAAAAGGCAATATTGCGTTATATTTTGGATTTAATACTGAAGATAATCCATAAGACATTTTAGTTGGATCGTCTCCGCTTTGTAATTGTCCAAAGGTCGATGTATTATCTTTACCACTAGCTTGAGACGATGATAGAGATGCATTATCTACTGCAGCACCATCTAATAGGTTTATAATTGTATCTTGTATAAATTGATCGTTCGAATAAATGTTGTATAAATTTACTTCTTCTACCGATTTATAATTAAATACTATTTTTTGAGTAGCTTCTGCATCAGCTGAAGCAGAAGATATTTTAGTAAGATGAACGTTAGATTCGTCAGGTAGCCATTCACAGCTATCAAATTTGAATAAAAATCTATTGATATATGGATTTATTGTATTTGCAGATTCGTTACCGTCGGATGGTGAGATTGCATCTTTAATACCTTTAATAGGATCTTTTTTAAATTCCTGAATTTTATCTTTTATTTGACTTGTTGGTGATTTTTTAGAATCATTACCATACGGATCCTTACCTAAAAGTGTTTCATTTTGTTTTTGTTGTTCTGCATTAATATCAGGAATACCTGCCATCCTAGAAAGATCTAATAATCCACTAGGAGAAGGTTTTCCTTCTCTATTGATAGTTCTAAGTTCATATACGTAAATATAAACAGTAAAAGTTCGTAAATTATAAGGAACAATTTCTCTACGATATTGATAATCAAAACACGATTTTCTATAAAGGTCCATCAACGCCGACATTCTTAAGTCAATAGATTCTAAACAATCGATTGATATTTTTCTATCTTCTGGAAGTTTAGATATAAACTCCTCTTCATGAAATCCTCTTTTCCATGCATCAGCTAACCCATCGATTGATTGAAAGAACCACGGAGTTGTTTTATTTATTAATTCTAAATGAGATACAAATTTCTTAAGATATTTAGCTCTCGCTAAATCTCCAATATTATTGAGATAATTTAACGCGGTATTAGGCATTTCATCATTATAACATAATAATTTACCTTCTGGTTGATTAAAAAAGAAAAGTAATTTAAACCCAAGATATGTTGGATCTTGATAAAGCAAATATGGGTTCGTTGCAAAATGAAGATTAGTCTTTTTAAATTTATTAAGACCAGGATCTGTATATTTTGAACTTTTTAACGATAATGGCATTAGTAGTTTTTATTTTTAGAAGGGATATTCCATTCTCTTCTTATTAAATTCAATTTCATCTTCACTGGTCCAGGTGATGAATAAGTATATTTTATAGTGTTGATAACGTAATATCCACTAATATGTTCGTTCTTAATCTGATCTCTAGGATCCGTGCCAGATTTTTCTTTTGTAGTAGGGTCGGCATCTCCTGAACCACTTTCACTACTTCTTCCTCCAGTAGCATCTGCACTAGGATCAGGTGCTTTATCATATCCACCATCTTCTCCTAAAGCAGTATCTCGATCTTTCATTTTTTCCATTCTAGTAGGATCCTTAGCAGAACCTTCATATATCAAAATAGGAATTCTCATATATCGATACAAATAGAAATTCATACCAGCTAATTCAACATCGATACTAGTTTTATTAATTTCTTGTAGATTTTGGAAATTAAGTAAACCAGAAAATATATAGCTAGGATGTACGTTATCTGCCGATTGCTTTCCTAACCACTTATATTTTACTTGGGATTTATAAGAATCATCACCCTTACGTCCTTTAGGTAGTATTGATTCTGTTTCTGATCCAGGAGTAGTTAAAGGATCTACAAACGTACTAATATAT